AATCTAAAGTCTTAACAGGCTCAGCGAATACTGACTCCCAAATAGATGATGCATCAGCAGATCCAAACCAAGATTTTGACTCATAAGCTCTAATAACTTGCGTTTTAGTCTCATCATCAAATCCTTTAAATTCGTTTCTACGTGATTCATTCAAGAAATTTAAGAAGTGAGTGTTAGCAGACGTTTCTTCCACTTTTTGCGTCTTAGCGGATTCGACTAACGCTTGAATTTTATTTGATAGTTCGTTTTTGAATGTTTCGTTTTCAGTTACAATTGTTTCTTCTACAGTAGTTTCTTCGGATTCATTAATAGGCTCTTTTGAAGTTACCTCAACCTCAGCCTCATTTAATGACTTAACAATATAATCAGTATATTTACCTAAGTTTTCTACGTTTTCTTTAATATACTCGCTATATGAAACCGCAGCATCGATACCTTCAACCAAGTAGTTTTGATAATCGATTACTTTGTCTACGTTTTCGTTAACATAATCTTGATATTCGAAGCGACTGTTTACATTTTCAACTACATGCTTAGAATACTCAATATTTTGATCGGTTTTAAGACCAACATATTCAGCATAATCTTTTACTCTAGTAAGATTTTCAATGATGTAATCGTTGTGTGAAATTAAATTGTCAACGTTTTCGCTCACCTTCTCAACGTAAGAAGATAATTCGTTAACTCTCTTAGCAACCGTTTCGGTATATTGAATTAAATCAGGAGTTTGGTTACCTTCCGTGATCTTTTCCATATCACCTTTAAGAGATTCAAATTGCTCTTTGATGATTTTTGAGTATTCGTTAAAATCCTCGACGGAAACGAAATTACCTTGTCCCTCATTAATGGTTTTCATATCTGTAGAATTTTCCATTGTTTCGAGTTCTTTTTGTATTTCTAAGTTGTTATTTTCTATATATCCTTGCAATTCAAAGATTTGTACATTATCGTCGTTCTCGAAACCATAAGCTTCATTAACTCTTTTGAGTTCGGCGTTTTCAAATCCAGGATCTGCCACTAAATCGTAAGTAAATAACTTCTTGATTTTAACGTGACCATTATTCTCAACCACACCAGCAGCTCTACTTGAAATATGAATAGGAATACCTCCATCAACAAGAGCTTTAGCTTGTTTTCCAGCCTCAGTATCAAGCAAACGGATTTTACCTTTTACTACCTTATTGGCTTTATCATAAGTGATTTCTTCTATTACGTGTGATACGTTTTTTAATGAGATGTCAAATTGCTTAGGGTGATCTAATTCACCAAGCAACTTGCCGTTTTTAATCTTCTCTTGAAGAGATTCAATGTGAGGAATTAATTCCTTTTCATCATAAATTCGGTTATTCTTATTCTTCTTACCGATTTCAGAAAAGGTACCTTCCAAAACATATTTTTCGTCGGCACTTGCTTCGAGGATCGATGTTGATCTTTCGAGTACCAATAATTTTGGTTGATCCATTGCTAATAGATTATTTTAACTTTTTATTATATATCTGTGTTCAGTTTTACAAATGACATTACATGCCATCCTCGTCTTGTGCCATTGCATCAAGTTCTTCTTGCTCTTTCTTCTTCATTTTTGCATTAGATCTAATATCCTCTTCACTAAGATCTAAGAAACGTCTAATTAAGAATTCAGATGAGAAGTATTTAATTTCGTTTCCATTTGGATCGTAATCAACAAGTCCATCCTTCATTGTGGTAATAAAGTCAATTCTCTTTTGTAATAACTCCATTTCCTTCATTTCTTCGAAGACATTATACTTGTTAAATTTAACACCAACCTGAGACTTAAACGAATCATCGTTCATTAAGTCAGGATAATCTAATGTCATTTGAATCCAAAGGGGTTTTACTACGATTTCTTGGAATACTGATCTTAAGCGATTAATAAATCTACCGAATTTAATTTCGTCTCTTGTAAGTCCTTCAGCATTGATTTCCCATGATGGCGGATTTTCAACATCGAATCGGTTCATAGGAATTTTAGAAACTCGGCGTAAATTTTCTTTGAAGTATTTTAATGAATCTGTATCTGAAAGATCAGGACCATCACCGCCGATTGTTTCGATTTGTGGAGAACCAGCGTCACCCTCAGGTAACCAATATTCTTTATTAAATGGCATCATCGGACGACCATTAGTTTTTAATTCACCACTATCATAATCAAAATCAACCTGTTCACGATAGTTTTGCATCAAAACACCGAGAGATTGTTTTGCTCTCGTTTTCGACTTACCACCGACAGGAATAATAAATTTAGTTTTGAACGATGAATTAACAACTGCCCAAATAATTCTAGAATGCTCCATGATACGAAGCAAGTTAAACGAACGAATAAGTCTCTCAACGTAAGATATTCGAGTTGGCGAATTCATGTTAGCATAGGAAATGTAAATGATCTGCGAATCATATAACATCCTTGCTTTTCCAGGAACATCCTTAAATTGTTTCCAAACTCTTTTACCTTGATCGTCGATTCCTGGTTCTAATGTGATCGGATCTAATTCCTTGAATCCGATAACGTTTCTCTGATCATTATCATATATTATCTCAAACGCTAGATAACCATCAACTAGCCATTTCCTAAAGTATGACCAAGCGGTGATATCGTTATTAAAACCAAAGTATTGATAAATTCTCTTGAAATTAATTGAAATGGCCCCTCGAATTTCTTCAACCTTTTCGGGTGCTAATAAATCATCATCAAATAAAAGGGGATCACAAAAATAATTCTTGCTATCATAAACAACACACTCATCACAAAGTGTATCTAAAATTTCTTCTATTTCATCTTGAACCGCGAATCTTCTAAGTTCTTCTCGCTTTTTTGGATATGACTTATCAAATATTGATATTGATTTTTTGAGTGCAATATCGGAAAGTGCAAGGTTTGCAAAAAGCGCATAATCATCATAATCACCACCAACTAAACCTCGTGGATCGTATGTCCAACCGAATTGATCCTCAACAATACCAACGGCTTGAGAATTACGAAGCACCATATCGTCGTACTTCATTCCAAAAGAACTGAGTTGTTTTAGGGCATTAGATGCAATAAACCTAGGTCCATTTGCACCATCACCTCTTTCTACAAATCCTGCCATTTCTTATTGTTTTTTATTAGTTTATATATTTACTTCTTTTTTCTCAACTTTTGGATGTATTGCTCATATAAAGTTTTAACATCGTTTTCTTGTATACCTTCATAATCATTCCAATTAATCATAACCGCCCTAATCCAATCTTCATAGCATACCACTGATACTTCTTGCATTCGATTATAGTAATATTGACGGACACAATGTCCTAATCCCCATTGACCTAAATTTCTTTCTAATAATCTAAAATCTATATCAACTTGATCTTGTTCGTTGGCTCTTCTCCATTTATTACCACTCGCTGCATTAATAATATCGCCTTCATATACTCGGAATATTTCGCCAACCATCCAATATCTAGCGACTTTAGGAAGGAAATTAATATTAATACCAACTTCTAATCCTTTTGCGTTTTGTCCTAATGATATAATCATTGGAGACTTATCAAAATAAGATAATCGATCTTTAGTAAGAGGATCATATCTAAAATGATATAATTTACCCCATGTCAAATTTTGGCCCGATACTGCTTCGACGTAAGTTGAATCTCTATCAACTAAGGTTTCATGAAACCAGTCATACGCATATTGGGCAGCCTTTTGACGACCGCCATATTTCTTTTCCCATAATTCAACATAGGCTTGAAAATTACGTTTTATCTCATCCAATTCCGGTAATTCTGCAAAAGCTTCTCCTCTAATAAAATCTGCCATATCTTATTATTTTTTGAAAAATGATTCAGTCACAACTAAAAACTTCCAACCCCTTTTATGACACCAATGCTCTGCGAATTGTATTTTACACATATTCGTTACATACATTTCGTATGCATATTTGTAATTTGCAACCGCCTTTTTTGTTTTTCTTTTTGGTGGTGTTGGTTTTTGTAATTGTGCTGATGGTTTAACTTCGATGAGATACTCGTCACCATTATCCAGTTTCATATAATAATCTGGGAAATATGAGTGTTCTCTCCCATCGAGACTATTTATGTATTTGATCTTTACTGGTTCAGATGACCATTGTAATATTTGTGGATTGGACTCACAATACATACAAAACTTTCGTTCCCATGAGGAACGATAAATTATTGGACCTTTGCCAATGTATTTCTGACATTCGTTAATCGGAAAATAACCTTGACTAAATCCTGAATTCTTCTTAGGTTTGTTGTTCTTAATATTCATAGAGAATAAATACCACCGTCATCAGAAGATCCTGTTAGACTTATGGTTCCAGAATATTTCTTTGGGTGTAATTTATTCCAGCCTTTAGCGTATCCTTTCTTTGCTATTTGTGTATAATATGCAAACGCATTATTAGACTTTTCTGGATTAAATCTATCCCAATACTTAAATAAATCTAATTGTGCGAATGCTAAACAATCTAATCTATCTTCTGGGTTTTTGTATTTAAGTTTTCGTATTGCTCTTTCGGATAATAAGATTAACATTTCAATCGCTTCGGGAGTTAGTTTTCCTTGCTCCTTAGATTTGATAATCTCAGCGACTAAATCTTTATTTCGTAAATATACTTTTGCCATTTTCTTCTTTTAATATTAGTTATATGCCGGCAATCTGTACAAGTTTCAAATGGAGCCCCGAAGGACTCCATTCAAAATATATAAGGGTTCAAGGTTGGTTTAGATTTCTACCGAAAGATATTTCTTCTGAACTTCAATAATTTCATTTGAAGGAAGAATAATACTGATCATATCTTTAGTACCAGCTTGTGTATATTGTCCAGCATTAACTTGAACCTTAGTTCCAGGTCCATAAGTCTTAACCTTCATTTTAATTTCACCGGGTACATAATCTGCATCAGAAGCTTCATGAACCTCAACATTCTTTGTTTTGAACATTGTATTCAATTTAGCTTTTTCAGCCTCAAGTGCATCGCTAAGAATTTTCTTAGCTTCTTTAATCTCATCCATTTCATCTAATCCTAATTCAGAAATTTTAGAGATTTCGTTTTTAATATAATCGATACGCTCGTAAATGTCGTTTTCTTCCTTTTTGCGAGCTTCTTCGATTTTTGCTTCGCCTTCAAGTAAATCCTTAACGCTGTTTGTAATATCATAATCAACGAATTCCATTACCAAGTTAATTGCATCGGTAGTAGTTTCAGGCTTAACTAAAACGTTTTCGTTCATATATGAATTAATCTTGTTAACATAAACTCCATTATCAGTTTTGAATACGTTAACTTCAACACCTTCATAAACATTTGACTTAATAGTTTCTACAAAATCTAATTCGAACAATTTGTCAGCAGAATGTAAAGCATGCTCTAGAACTTTAATAGTTCCATATTCACCCGCTCTAAATTTACCGGTTGCCATCAATGCAGATGATAAATGATTTTCATCGATTTTAGCACCGTCTAATTTAACTTCTTTGGAGATGGTTCCATCTTCGTTTTCGTTGACTATAATATCTACGATACCATTATTCATTTTCATTCTCAAGCCTTCCTCTGTGAAAGTAAAGTTTTCAGCCAAAGAAACTAAAGAGGCAAACTCATTAGTAAGTTCTTCTTTACTAGCAACTCTGATTTCACCACTTTCGTTCATCGCATAAGCACGATTTCCAACAGCAAAAATAAATTCACCAGATTCGTTTTCAACGATAGGAGAAACAGGACGCTTATTTGTAAATCTATGATCAGTAGTTGTATTAACTCCATTCACAGTTTCAACCAAAGCAATTAATTCCTTAACACCAGGTACCCAAGAGTGAGTAGACATTTTGTTAGGAAGTCTTTTTCTCAATTCACCTTCAGAAAGATCTTTCATTTCTTCTAATGTGTTGATAGCAGCTGAATAAGTTCCTTTATTTCTATCTTTGTGTAAGTATTCTAAGGTGTTTAACACACCAAAAGAAACCTCGTTTTCTAAAACGAAATTTCTTGATTCTGCGATAAATGAATCGACTTGAGATAGCCAGTCGTATTGCTTCATTTCTGAAACACAGTCGGCTAAAATTGAATAGTCAGATCTAAGATCTAATTGACCGATATACTTTTCAACGATAGATTTAGAAGAACCATTGCGCTCATCTAAAGACTCGTATAAGTTTTCTAGTCTAGATCTCAAATTGAGATTTTCTAAAACTTGTGACATTTTGTTCTGTTTTTTTTATTAGCAAATTTAATTATATATCTTCAGTCTTTTTCAAGATATTAAGCGTATTTCTTCTGTAAAAGCTTTTTCGCAAGCTCTAAATTAGCTTTATCTTTAGGACTCAAAAGTTTTCCGGCTCTATTGATGTAAAACATTAATCTACTCATAGCTTGATCTAAATCTTCGCTATCTTTATGTAGAACATCTGCAATCTTAGCAGCAGGTTCTGTAAATAATCCTGCAGGTGGAGTCCATTTAGGTTTAACATCAGCACTCCATTTATCATCAGCCTCTTCTACTTTAGATTCATCAGCAGGTTCTTCAACCTCGATCTCATCACCAGTTTCCTCATCTTCAATATCTTCTTTATCGGTTTCTTCTTTGCCATCGGCATCTAATTCAACCTCTTTAGCTTCACCCATTAAGATATCCTTGATTTTATCAAGTTTTTCTTTATCTTTCTTAGCGGAAGCAACGGCCTTTTCTAAATCACTCCCATCTTCTTCCTTTTCATCAGATTCAGGGGCCTCATCATCAGGACCTTGAAATTCATCTTCGTCACCATCGGCAAGATCATCGATCATATCATCAATATCTTCACCATCGCCTTCAACTTGAAGCGTTTCTTTATTAAGTTTCTCATCGACTTTTTCTTTATCTTCTTCGTCGATTTGATCGCTACCAGCAAGACCTAAAAGGAATGCAGCGGCTGCATCTTCAAAAGTTTTCTTTTTAGCTTCATTAACAGATTCGCCTAATGCATCTAAAAAGTCTGATTCAATTTCCTCTCCATATCTGTCGTCATAAATAACTTTTAAATCATCTACAGTGACCTTACCTTTGTAATTAGATTTGATATCGTCTATTATATCTACTCTATCTCCTTTCATAATATCTTCACCAAAGGCGTCTTTGTAAGCGGATATAATATCTTTTATCGTGTATTTTTTAGCTTCATTAACTTCTGATTCGTAAACTACAGCTCCATCAGGCATATAAGAATAAACCGCATAGGCAGGAGCACCACCTCTTCCAATCGTTCCAACGACCGCAATTGCATCTTCATCAGGATCCATTTCATCGGCAGCAATTCCGCTATCATCAAAATCGTATAATTCGCTTGCTTTACCAACGCCAACAACGGTATAAGGCTCATCGTTATAGTCTAAAGCAACATTACCTGGCTTTACTTTATTAAAAGGTCTAATTGTTCTTCTTGCGTTTTTATTAACCTTAGCTTCGTTGATTTGTTCTTCGGTAGCTTCCATTAATGCAATTTCAGCATTCTTAACAGCATCTTTTAATTCTTTGTCGCTAAATTCAATATTTGAATCGGCGCCGGTTCCTTGAGCAGTTGATTTGAAAATGTGAATAGGTCCAACTTTACCTTCATATTCGTATTCGGCTTGCCAAACATCTAAACCTAAATCTAATAAAGCATATCTTGCTCCTTTAGTTAAATCTGATTCTTTGCGAATCATTCCTTTAAGTTCGTTTGACTTTACCCAATTAGGAAAGATTTCTTTGCCTTTGAATTTTTGAGCTTCGTTAACCTCATCATCTTCGTTTAATTCAGAAAGAAATTTGTTTGCTTTTTCTTCGAAGGTTGCTTTTTTAGCGGCTTCATTTACTTTCTTTTCGCCAGTAAATTCAGCACCACCATACTTAGACATTGCATTATCAATTCTCCAAGGCTCAACACCGAGTGATGTTAAGTATGAACGAATGATCGATTCGTTTTTTCCTTCACCTAAAAGTTTTTGAATAATTGGATCGAGTGATCCAGGTCCGAAGTAATTATAGTTGCCTCCGATAACTAAATTTTCATTGACAAATTCGTCAAAATTTTTCAATTTGCTCATCGTACGATTTTATTTTGTTTATATATTTATCTCAAAAAACAAGATTATTTGTTATGATTGGGTTGCACCACCATTTGGTGGGAATGTGTCTTGATTAGTTACTGGCCATGTTGGACCATAACCTCCTCGATTATCCGTATTGGTTGGATCTACTTGAGTTCCGGCTTGATTAGGTCCATTTGATTTTGCAGTATTATTTTTGCCTGCATTATATCCTGGTTGGCTTGATGAATTATTTTCAGTAACACTTGAATCGGAGGAGAAAGGATCTATACTTTGAATTCCTCCAGGACTAGCAAAATTAACAGAAGACTCAAATCCTTGCATAACTCTATCTGCAGGAATTTCTGTGTTAGCAGCACCAACAAATCCTTGTTCTGCATTTTTGAATATTGGTAAGAATGTTTGAACTTCAATAGAGAAAGTTACCTTCCATTCCTTTTTATCACCGAACGAGTATTCAATAGGTCTTTCTTTCGAATAATCTTCGGGTAAAGCTGCGACTGCTGGAATTCTAGTTCCGTCTATATCAACTTGAAATACTTGATGTTTATAGAATATTTCGATTGCTCTTTGTATGGCTTTAAATATATCTAAATTTGTATCAACATAAATATCAACAGTGAAAGGCAATTTTAAAGGAACCATAAAGACTTCAGCGCTCTTAGTTTTAAGTGTACCATCTTCTTGCACTCTTTGATAAAAGGCTCTGACAAATTTATTAGTCATAGATCCGGCATCAATATTAACACCGTCTAATTGAACTATGCCTCTAGGTATTTGATTATAGAAAGATTCGGCTTTAACATTATCGGTACCACCCGCAGAAACAGTATTCATGAAAGTATCCATCAAGAATCTTTCATCTCCGGTAGTACTAAAATAAAAAGGTATGTTAATTTTCTTACGTTCTGTTTGGCTAATTCTATTATACCAATACATTTTATTATTAAGCGTCGCGAGAACACCGATCAATATATTACGTAGAACTACATCACTTTTGTTAAATTCTAAATCGTAAAGCTGAGACATTTAGTGAATTAATTTTCTATTCTCTTTATATATCCATTAGGTAATGGCTTCTAGATTTAGTTTAGAGAATCCACCTTCTTTAAAGGCTTCTGCTTTAATATCAAAAAGATTAACCGGTAATTCAGAGTGATTAATTACCCAAGTGTTTAATCCTGTATCTTGAACCGTATCTTTAAGGATCGCAATTATTTCGTGTATACCTCCACCGTCAATCGAAGAAAATATTTCATCTAAGAAAAGTAAGTTAATTGAAGGATATCGAACTTTAAGCAGCTTAATCATTGCAATGATAATTACGAAGTCTGATTTCTTTCTTTCACCTGTACTCATTGTATTAGGATTAATTTCTTCTCCCAACGAAGTAATGATACAATCAAATTTATCATCAAATCTAATTCGATGAGGTATATGCATCTGTTTTAACATTGAATCTATTGATGCATTTAAAGGTGGTAGTATTGTTTTTAAGGCTAAATTCTTAACACCATCTTCACCTAAAATAGTTTCTACTACTTCAAGAAATTTATCTTCGTTTTCTTCTTTGTATTTTTGAGAAGATTTTGATTTGGTCTTTTTAGTGTTTTCTGTAATAAGTTGTTTTAAGTATTGAAAGTCCTTTTTCTCAGATTTAGAGATGATCTGATCTAACTCATATTTATATTGTGAAGTTAATGTTTCTAGTCTAACAATACTGTCCTTTGATTTGCGAATAAAATCTTCGCATTTGTCTAAGTTCGTTTGTGCCGATGCTAAATCCTTTCTAATTGTTGTTAATTCGGATTTGTTAACCTTAGCATCATCAACTAATTGATCTTTAATTTTATGATGATGTTCTGTATCTAAAGCGCTTCCACATGTCGGACATTGTTTCTTTTCAAACAAATCCAAACGTTTTTTAATATCTCGTAAATTATTGGTAATTGTTGATTCACTAGATGATTTCTCTTGAACTATCTTTTTTAACTCAATATATTTATTATTCAATATTTTCAATTTCTCTGATGTATCAGAGTGTTTTGTCTCAATAACCGAGAGTTTATCTTGATACTCTTCGATTAATTTTGTTTGATCTACTCGCTTTTCCTTTTTAAGCAATTCGATCTTTTCGTTAATTGATGTAATACTATCTTCAAGAATATTTAATTCATCGTAAAGTGTTTGAATAGTTTGACGAACTTCTTTTCTTTTTTCTCGAATAGATTCTCGCATTGCATTGATAACAGTAAAACCAAATAACCTATCTACAATATTTCGCTTATCACCTCTAGACATAGTTAAGAATGATTTGAAATCATTGACAGATAGCATAATTATGTTTTTGAAAACTTGATATGGAATATCTAATAATTCGGTTTCCATATAATCTTGAACATTTTTATTACCTGCCTGATCATATGGTTTATTATCAATAAACAAATCAAAATAATTTGGACTAATTCCTCGTTTAATAGTAACATTTTTTCCTTTGCATATCATTGTTAATGTTACTTCCATGCCTCTATTGATTCGGTTCGCTAGATCTCCTAAACGTTTACCTTCAACTTTACCGTACAATGCATATGTGATTACTTCTGCAATTGTACTTTTACCTGCACCATTTTGACCAACTAATAAATATAACATTCCATCTCGATCAAACTCGATTTTAGATGGAATATTGCCATATCCATTAAAGTTTTTCCATTCTACGCTTGTTATTCTCATTATTTGCTGGTTTGTATATAGACCTCTTTAAGTAATGATAAGATTTTTGTTTTTGTAGCTTTTTCCATGCTCATACCTTCAACAAATTTCTCACATAAATTATATGTGTCTAATGTTTTATCGTAATCTATGTCGTATTCTGTTAAATTATCGTTTTCATCTAATTCAAACGGTATAACATCTAATTTTCTAGAAACTTTACTCAATTCATCAATCAACGGTGTTACTTGATATTTCATCAAATAATCGTTAGGAACATAAACATCTACGAAATTATTGTTAGCCGCATCAATTAATTCTTGCATAGTATTTTCCAATGCTTTGTTGATGTATATTTTAACAAATTTAGATGAATATGTATTTTCGTAAAATTCTTCTTTACCGGTTTCGAAGTCTATACAAATAAATCCCTTTTTATTATTTGCATCTGATCGAGTCATTTGATATGGATTGCCTACATATCGAATGTTTTTGTATTCTTGTGCTAGATGAATATGTCCGGTGAATACCTTTTTGAATTGTTTGCATTCAGTACTAGCTAATCCTTCACCAGAATGGCGATATTTATCGAACTTAGCACCTCTAATTGTAGTATGACAAAATAGGTAATCAGCATCACTTCCGCTCACAACCACCTTTTCATCTGCTTCAGATTTTCTCCAAGGCATTAACAAAGCGGTTGCATGTTTTGTTTTTAGTGTAGCCGGTTCTTTTAGGATGGTTGTATTAGGAAGATATTTAAGTGTATCTAATGATGTGACTTCGTTTGTATTCTTTCGCATAATATCATGATTACCTGCAATCACATATATACCATCCTTAAATATTTCTGAAAATTGTTCAAATAAATTAAGAGTCTTGTTTAAGACTAACAAGTTAACGCTTTGACGATTATCATAAACATCACCACAATGAATAAGAATATCGCCATCTTTGTAGTTTTCTTTTACATGCGGTATAAAGAATTCTTCAAAATATAAAGTCATTCTCTCTAACCACTCTACGCTATTGTTTCTAGCACCAAAATGGGTATCGGATATAATCCATGCTCGTTTTGCCTTTCCGTTAGCTATTATCATGTATATTAAAATAGTGGACCGCCAGTCTTTTCTTTAAGAGAGCCTCCGTTTCGTAATTCTTCAATTAGTTCCTTCTTAAATGTATTTGATAATGAGTCGTAAAATTTATTCGAGTTTATATCAAAATAATCTTGTACAACCGAAAATAATTGTACTTTAGGAAAGCCACCAAATTCGCTAAGGACGTATGAATAAACTTCATTGATTTGCATTTTGTTTAGCTTTTTAAAGTTTCCTTCTTTATCCGGTTTGTTATAGCTAGTAAATTCGCTTTCATCTAAAAAATTAGATACCACTTCGTAGATCATATTGTACTCAATATTCTCTTCAGAAATTTGAGATCCATAACCATCAGCGGGTTGAAAACTAATTGGAGTTGTGTCTAAATCAGTTGATTCGTAATTGTTGTTGAAAATTTTATCTTCCTGTAAATTTGACGTTCTGTCTAAATCTGGATCAAAATTTTCTTCTTCGTTGTTATTTTCTTCGTCTTCCCACATATATTTAATTTAATTAAGTTAATGATGCAACGATCTCATCCGTTTCACTTAGTCTCATATACTCATAATTAATGGTATAACGACATTTACTATTCTTTCCTTGACCATTACGCATTTTAAGAAGTTTTAACCAATATTCATTTTGAAGATGCATTGATGAATCTTGGATAATACCATACATAACATCGGCGGTGTGAGATAATCCTGCAGATTCTGCAATATTTCCCATTGTAATTTCAGAAGAATCATAACCACTACGATTAATTTGAGTTGCAGTGATTATTAACCATTCATTCCTTTGTGCCATTGCTCGAAGATCTTCGGCGATTTGCTTGATCTTCATGTATGTATTTTCGGAATTTGGATTCCGGTGATTTGCTAATATATTAATATAGTCAACAATAATGACTTTTAATTTAATTCCTTTTGAATCTTCAAGTGTTCTTAAATATCCTTCAAGATCTGGAACTGTTGCTTGTGATGTAGGAAATTCTTTTACATACAAATTTCCCGGTGGAATAATAGATCCTGAAAGTGATGCAAGTTTTTTCTTAACTTTATTCGGATCTTTTGCAAAATCTCGATATTTCGAAATGCCGATGTTTAATAAGTTAGATCCTAAACGTTTAACCACATCACCATCGGACATTTCGGCAGATATAAAAGCAACATCATGACCTTCTTGAATATATCTAACCGCATCATTCGCTAACCAAATAGACTTACCGATGTTTTGTTCACCTGCATAAACCACCAAAGATTTTAAGGTATAGCCACCGGCAGTTCGTTGATCTACCCAATTATGAGTAGTTGTAATTTTACTTTCATCAGCTGGTTTGTGTGATTCTGGATCGAAAAAGTTAAGTCCTAAAGATTCATCAAATACAATTGAATTTCGTTCAACGAATAATCCTTTAGTTTTATTAACAATGTCTTTAATATTTTGTGGAGTGACTTTAACAGTTTTAACATACTCGATTGTATCTAAAATTGTTTTATCTAAGTTCTTCCATAGAATCCATGCTTCGGTAGTTTCTTTAATCCAATCTTCGTCGTAAGTTTTTAAGTTTTGATTGAATACTAAATCTACTAATGAGTCGGTTAATCGTTCTTTAAATTTCGGATCTTTGGTAAGTAGCTTTAATTGTTCCTTTGATGGAGCTTCTTTAAATCTTTCATGAAATGTTTGAGATACACGATACATTAGACCTAAATCTTCGTTTTCGAAGAAATCAGACTTAATTGATCTAAAGTACTTAGGATTGTCTAATGTGTATAAATAGAAGACCTTTTCAAATTCTACAATATCAAGCATAATTATCTTTTATTTATTATATAGTAACTTGTGTGTTTAGTTTCCTTAAAGACTTTAATATTTTCGGTTTCTAACAAGTTGTTTATCAAAACGTTAGCAGAATTTGGTAAGTCTTTTTCTTTGACTAATGAGCTAGTAAATATAGTCTCACCTACATTGTCAAGGCCTCTATAATCATGGATAAAAGATTTTCCACCTTCAAGATGATACCACATATCGGCAATGGCAAAGAGATCCTCCATTGAAGGATACTCCTTGTCATCTTTGTAAGTGCCGATGATGTATTTTACTTTAAAATCATTCTTCGTCATTAGATTCCATTATAGATTCTAGTTCATCTACTAGATTCTCGTTAACACCATACGAAAATGATGGCTTAATAATTTTCTCATCTAAATCTCGTAAGACATCTTCAGGAAAACCTACGTTAGAGAACAATTCTTGAATATCGATTGAATCATCATGATGCCTAGCTACAAATTTTCTAGCAGTATCTCTAGGAATGAATGCTAATTCTAATCCATTCTTTTTAGATGTCCATATAGTTTCCTTAGCAGCTTCTAAATCCTTTTCACTTAGCTTTTGCTTTTCAAGATCTTTTGCTTGTACTATATTACCTTTTTGAATTCCACAATTTTCCCAAGAGATATAGTTCTCAAGTCCAATATATGGATTCATACCTTTATCAAAATGAATAATAAATTTAATAGGCATTGGTTTAGCAAACCTGTTCTTATTTGGTTTAGCAGTCACCACAATACCGGCTTTTTCGCTGCCTTCTTTTAATTGAGCTTTACTCAAAAATAGAATTATAGATGCGAAATATTCAGGTCCTGTACCACCACCTGCTGTAACGATAGGGATAAACGATTGACCACTATAGGTATGATTAGTAAACAAGAAAGGAATCTTTGATTCTGCTAATTGGGT